TATGGTCAACTGTAGTGGAAGCAGATTCAGGAGATATTGATATCTCATTATTTGATTCTTACGGAGATGGATGGCAAGGTGGACCACAAAACAACAACTCAAACACAACGGCATTTATAAGAATATCAAATGAATGTCAAGACACAATCTTAGATTTAGATGTAACAGCATTGGGAAGTTTTACTCAATATGATACATCTTTTGTTTTAGACCCATGTGCACCTCCTGTTTGTAACTTCTCAAATGAAAACATATATCAACTTTGTTTAAGTAATGAACAAATATTAGTAGTATGGGAATGGGAAAATGAATGGTGTACTCCAGTTAATGTAATATATGGTAACGAAGAAGGATGGGGGCCATTTACACAAGGTGTTCCACCAAACGCTACCAACTACGGAATGTTGGCAGGTAACGGACAGATGCCACCTAATTGGGAAGTAGAACATTATCTTTATATAGAATATTCAGATGGTTCAGTATCAGATACACTTACATATACACCAACAGTATGTATAGAAGGGTGTATTGATTCAACAGAATCTGCTTTCAACCCTTGGGCGACTGAAGATGATGGAAGTTGTAGTACAACTCTTTGTGACCCTAATACTGAATATCAAATCACAATGGAAATCACATTAGATAATTGGCCAGGTGAAACTTCGTGGATAATGACTACAAATACACCAGCTGGTAACGTTTCAGTTCCTGTTGGTGAATATGATTTTTCTGATTTCGGACAAACTTATACTTATGATTTTTGTGTATCTCAAACAGCAGGGTTCGAACTTGTTGTAAATGATACCTATGGTGATGGTATGGGTGGAACTTCACAATCAGGACCAGGTGCTATCGTTATAAAAGATTGTGCTGGAGATACTATTTGGGAAATGACTAATCCAAACTTTGGAACTACACTTTACTCAGGAAATCAAATGGCAACTGCTTGTCCAACTGTTCCTGATGTATTAGGATGTACAGACCCTACATATCAAGAATACAATCCAAACGCAAATGTAGATGATGGTAGTTGTACCACACCTCACATTTTTGGATGTATGGATGTAAACTCAACGAATTATGATTCAACTGCAACTAAACAATCAATCGTTCCTTTATGTGATTACACATTAACTATCGAAGATGGTGGTGGAGATGGTTGGGGTAATTCTTGGTTAGGTGTTGCTCAAAATGGTGTTCCTGTTGGAGTATTCACAATGGGTCCAGGTAATTATGAACAAACATTTCAATTCCAATTGGAAACAGATAAAACTGTAGAAGTTTATTACTTCGAAGTTGAGGCACCACAACAATCACCTCAACAAGTAGAATTTCAAACCTTACAGAACTCATTTACATTAGAAAATTCAGATAGTGTTGTTCTATTGGCATGGGGACAAAATCCATTCGCTAACAATGGAGCAGGTGCATTACAACCATTTGAAGGGCCTTTCTATGAAAAATGGGTAGGTGAACCTTATTGTGGAGATATTTGTATTCCTATCGTTTTAGGTTGTACGGATTCAACTTCACTAAATTACGACCCATTAGCAAATGTAGATGATGGAACTTGTATTCCTTACATTGAAGGATGTATGAATCCATTAGCATTCAATTACAATCCTAACGCAACAGTAGATGATGGAAGTTGTATTCCTGTAATCGTTGGTTGTATGGATGATACAATGTGGAATTATGATTCTACGGCAAATACACCAGGTACTTGTATTCCATTTATCTATGGTTGTACAGACCCAACATCATTCAACTATGACCCTAACGCTAATACGGATGATGGTAGTTGTGTACCTATTATTTATGGTTGTACAGACCCAACGGCTCTAAACTACGATTCAACTGCAAATACGGATGATGGTTCTTGTATCGCTAGAGTTTATGGGTGTACTGATTCAACTCAGTTTAACTACGACCCATTGGCAAATACTGATGATGGTTCGTGTGTTCCTTTCATCTACGGATGTATGGATGTTAACTCATTGAATTATGACCCATTAGCAAATACAAACCAAACATCAGCAACAGATTTTACTAATCCTTGTATTCCTATTGTATATGGGTGTATGGATTCAACATCATTTAATTATGACCCTAACGCAAATGTGGATAACGGAAGTTGTGTACCATTTGTATATGGGTGTATGGATGTTAATTCGTTTAACTATGACCCAACCGCAAATGTGAATCAAGTATCCGCAACAGATTTATCGAATCCTTGTATTCCGATTGTGTATGGTTGTACTGATTCAACTTCAGTAAACTATGACCCGAATGCGAATGTTGATAACGGAAGTTGTATTACTGCAGTGGTAGGATGTACAGATGTATCTGCTTACAATTATGACCCGAACGCAAACGTATCTGATTCAACTGCTTGTTTATATGATGCAGGTTGTGTTGGTGGACCAGGTAATCCATATTGGTTAAACAATCCTTGTTACGCTTGGGTAATTGATGTAGACCAATATTGTTGTGATAACGAATGGGATTCAGATTGTCAATCATTATACAATTATTGTGAAGATGGGTATCCATTAGATATTAGTGAATTGGGTGGTAAGATGATTGCAGTTTATCCAAATCCAACAAAAGATATTATTAACGTTACCACATCATTAAACAATGTAAAATTTGATTTATTTGATATGGCTGGTAGGAAACTACGAAGTGGTGAGAATCAGAAGAGAGCAGAAATTGATATGAAAAACTTACCTGTTGGAATTTATATACTTCAGGTAAACTATGATGGAAACATCTATAATAAGAAAATTGTAAAAGAGGATTAAAAGATGAGAAAATTAATATTTTTATTATGTATTTTACCTTTTGTTATGTATGGACAGGATACTAAAGTAATCCTTCCTGTTCCCAACAAAGAAGAGGTTAAAGAAAAGAAAAAACCATCTGAGTTTTCAAAAAGATTGAAGAAAGAATTCAAATACTCTACTTTCTATGCTGCATACAATGGTAATAACTCAATTTCAGATGTTACATCATATTCAGTAACAGATGGATTAACAACTGAAAAAATATCTACTCCATATGATTATTCAGCAGTATTTGGTGTAAGAAAGATTCAAAGATTTGGATACGAACCAAATATTCAAAATAGATTTAAAAATGGTACTGAAAACTCATTCTCAGATGCAGCTACTATCGGTAGTAAATCAAAAGGATTTGAGTATCTATTTGAATGGGATTTTAGAAGACAACAAGGTAAATCATTCCTTAGTCAAGACCACTTCCTTAGATATATAGGTGATTGGTATGTGGTTAAGGTAGAGTATTTACAAGACCAATTCGCAGATATTAATTACTTCGAAGCATCTCAGAGATACAGATATAAATTCAATAGAAAGTTTTCTGTAAACGCTGGATTTGTTCAAAGAATTTCAGAACCATATGGATTCGACCCTTTAGCAGATTGGGTATTACAGACAGGTGATATTCACTTTACTAATCTCGCTATTGAAGAGATGGGTTATGGAGTAGATTTTAGTGATGTAGATAATTATCAATATTTAGACCCAAATGGTAACGTTGTAGCAAACTCAACAGAAGTATGGGAAGCAGTTGTAATTCCTCAGATTCTATCTGATTATGTAGATAGAGAAAGAGCATTACTTCCTAATAAATTAGAGTACTCTTTTGTAATGGGATTTGATTATTACAAATATACTAAAGATTTTTGGTTACACTCTTGGGCAAATGTGATGCCATACCATATAAAAAGTAATGACCAATATAGTTATAATAAGTATAATGGTGGAAATTGGGTAGATTATTCAGGTGGTTTAATTTTTGGATATAGATTTACAAAATCACTAGGAATATTCACAGAGGGTAAATATCATAAATATTGGAATCGTAGTTGGTATGATTTCTCAATGGGTATAAACTTTATTATATTATAAGGGTAAAATAATGGCAAAAGAAATAAGTGAAGAATCAAAAATCCAAATTAGTTTACAAACATTAGGTGGAATTGCATTTGCAATCGCCACTATTGTTGGAATGTGGTTCGCTTTACAAGCAGATATAGAGGAAGCAAAAGAACTTCCTATAGCTCCACCACCAGATGTTACACGAATGGAGTATGATATGAAAGACCAATTGATACGTCAAACAATTATGACTACTCAAGAGGATGTAAAAGAGTTGAAACAAGATTTCAAACGATTAGAAGAAAAAATAGACAAACTTAGATAAAGGGTTTATATGAAAAAGTTTTTATTTGTAACGATATTTCTACTATTAACTAACCTATTAGGTGCACAAGTAGTAGTAATGCATTTTAACGCTGGTTGGAATAGTACTAATGATGTAGAATGGATTGAAGAGTTAGATGAGGTGGAGATAGAATTCATAGATATAGCTAAAAAACCTAAACTACAACAGAAATATAAAATAGTAGTAGTACCAACAATATTAATTCTTCAGTACGATGAAGAAAAGAAACGTTATCAGGCTGATATTAGTTTTCATATGGCCGCTACTAAAGAAGAAGTTCAAGAAAAAATAGATGAGATAATTCTGAGCGGATTCTAATATTCACCATACTTATCATTATACAAAAGGAGTTACATTATGTTTAAATATATTAGGAGAGAATGGATGGCATTTAAGAATATTTTTAAAGATGATAACGACATCAATGAAAAAAACGTAATAGGGTTTATGTCATTCGCAGTAATGACTGTATTCGCAGTAGTAGACTTAACTACTGGATACTTCGGAAAAGACTTAGTAATTAACGAGTTCATATATAATTCATTTGTTTGGATTACATTGGGCTGTTTCGGAATTGCGGGAATAGAAAAGTTCGCAAAAAAATAACAACATAGTTCAAAAAAGTTCAAAGAGTAATGGAAAATAATATGGTGGTATTGAAAAACACCTATCTAATGATAGGTATGGGATTATCAGGAGGATGTGCCTTTATAGCATCATATCTGATGGATGTAACTATGGGTAACTCAGAACAATATATGGCAGTGATGTTAGTTTTGTTATTAGATGGTTTTTTCGGAGTTATCGCTGGAATCAGAAGAGAAGGGTTTAAAACATACAAAGCTCTCAAAGTTCTAAAAAATATGTTTGCATGGTTAGTAATCCTAACAGTTATATTATCAATCGAATTAGGTTTTAAGGGTACATCTTGGTTATCCGAAACAATCATAGCACCATTTATGGTATTCCAAATGGTATCAGCTCTCAAAAATGCATCAATGGCGGGATTTATTAAGAATGAATTACTTAATGAAATATTAGATAGAATCGACTCTCACAAAGGAAAACGCCAAAAATAACCTTTATTCCAAATAATTACATATTTATAACCGTATGAACAATATAAGAGAATATGGTTGGAAAGATTGGATTTCAAATCCTCAGAACAAATCCCTATATCAAAAGGATATGAAGGAAGGATTACGTCAATTCAAAATGGAACAACAAAGAAGAAACAAATTAGCTCAAGTGGCTCGTTTTAACCAAACAGGATTATTTTAATGGATGATGTAGCAAAATTAATGAGTCTTCTTGAAAAAAAATATGGTAGTAAAACCATAACTGAAGGAAGTAAAGAAAAGATTAGAGAGATAGTTAGACAGGAGATAGAAAGGGTCATAGAGTCCCTTAAAGAAGTTGATGAATCTGAAAATCCGATGGTATCCTAATGATACTGATGGTTGGATTATTACAGATACAAGTCTTGTTAAACAAAGTACCTAATATAATTTACCTCAATGGTATAGGAAAATAATATATGCCTTTATATAACAGAAAAGATATGCCACAGGTTAATACTCAAAATTTGAGTAAGGCACTTTCTATTGCCAAATCTAAAGTAAAGGTAACTAAAGGTATGAGTATTGTGGGAAGTTTAAAACCTTCTCAAAAAGAATTCATAAAAGATAAGACAAGAGGTATTTCTAAGAAATACGATAAACCTACAGATATGAAACCTTTAATCATATCTAAAGATAATTACATAGTAGATGGACACCATCGTTGGGCCGCCGCAATATATAAGTTTGGTAAAGATGTACAAGTACCTACATTCACATTACATTTAAAAAGAGATAAGGCGATTGAAGTTTATCTGCTGATTTCATTATCCTTAAATGAAAAATCAGAATCAGAAAAAGCTGATTATGTTAAAGGATATGAACCTGTTGGTGAAGCAATGTCTTTGGCCGCTAGAAAGAAATTGGCTCGTAGAGGTAAATCAAAACTTAAAAAGGGATTGAAGAAACGTATCAGAAAGATGAAGAAGAAACGTTCTAATTCAGATTTACAAAAAGCAGCAATAAGACAAGCAAAAACTATATTGATGAAAAAGATGATGAAGAAAGCTCCATCTGAATTATCAATGCAACAAAAAATGAAATTCTCAGAAAAGTTATCTAAGAAACCAGGTAAGATTCAAAAGATAGCGAAGAAGATATTTCCTAAATTGAAACGGGCAGAAGCTGAGAGAGTTAAGAAGATGAGGGCCAAAAACACTCAGAAGAAATTTGAATCGATTAGAGAGGATATAACTATCCCTATTAACGTAGGTGATACTGTATTAGGTGGTAAGTTCAAAAACAAAAGAATCGTTGTTAAATCAATTGATAAGAACGAAAAAGGTGATATTACAATCAACGGTAAACCATTGATGAAATATAGATTGTTACCTGAATTAAAAGAACAATCTATAGGTAAAACTATTACCTGTGGTAATTGTGCATGGGAATGGGAAGTTGCTGAAGGTGGAACTGATTTATATATGTGTCATAAATGTGGACATGATAACGAACCACAAGAAAAAAATAATAAATCAAAAACTGCGGGACTACCTATTATAAAAAGAGATGGAAATGGTCGTCCAAGTAATAGTGGCCAGTATTCTAAGGTAATTTAACATAATTTAACACAAATAATTTGGATAATTCAAATAAAAGTTGTATATTGGGGTATTATGAAGAAAATAGATTTTATTAACAACGTATTTAAAACAGAATCAAAGGTAGTAACTGAGGGTAGAATCCTCAGAGTATTTGATTTTGATGATACTCTCGCTAAATCAACTGCCTTTATATATGTAAAACATAAAGATGGTTCTGAGAGTAAGTTAGACCCAGCTCAATACGCAAAGTATAACTCTAAATCAACTGATGTGTTTGATTTCAGAGATTTCAACAAAATGTTGAATAATCCAAAGGTAATCCAAAAGAATTTTAAACTTCTACAAAGAATGTTGGATAATCCAAATAAAAAAGTTACGATACTTACTGCTAGAAAGTTAGCATATCCTGTAAGAAAGTTCTTTAAAGACCAATTCGGTATGGATGTGTATGTAGTAGCATTAGGAAGTAACAATCCAAAAGATAAATCTGATTGGATTGAACAACACATCAAAAAAGGATATACTGATATTGCATTTATGGATGATTCATCTAAAAACATCAGAGCAGTTGATAAACTGAAATCAAAATATCCTGATGTAAGAATAAAAACTCACTTAGTTAGAGAACATATTGATGAAGAAGTTCAGAAATATGTAAATAAACTAATTCACTAATTTTAAAATCATATTTATAACCAATGAACTACGAAAGAGAAGTAATGGAATCTGCGTTTAGAATTCTAAGTAAAAAGAATTTTAAATGGGGGTATGAGTTCGATGACAGAATGAAAAACGAATTATTAAATCTGTTATTAACTTACTTTACAGACATCGAACAATATGAGAAATGTGCTCATATCCATTCGATGATAAAAGATTTGGAGAATATGAATGAAAATATTAGTAAAACAAATATCACCGGAAGTAAAATCCGTTAGTGGTTGGTTGGTTTATGTTATGGATAACGATAGACCTATAGAAGCAAAAATATGTGAATTAGATGATTTGGTGGACACAATAAGAATATTTGAATCAGTTTTTAATATATGAAACTATTTATACTAAATGATGATGTTAATTCTTTTGAACACGTTACTAAAGTGATTCAAAAATATTTAAATTATCCTTATATGCAGGGTTGTTCTATAGCTAGTATTGTACACAATAGTGGACAATGTTTAGTTAAAGAATCCGATGATGAAGAACTTGTACGTGAATTATATAAGGGTATGGTTAGTGAAGGATTACATCTAAAAATAGAGAGTGATTATGAGTAAATCAAAAGGTTTAGGTGATTCAATAAAAAAGGTAACATCAGCTACTAAGTTGGATGTACTTGCTGAAAAGATTGCCCATAAGTTAGGAAAAGAAGATTGCGGGTGTAATAAAAGACAAGACTATCTTAATAAAAAATTCCCATATAAAGGTAACAAATGAATTTACTAGAATTTATACAAAAAGAAATTAGAACTACTATCAATGGTAGAGTTGATGAAACTGCTAAGAGAGATTATAAGAAAGAGTACGAAAAGTACGGAAAATCTGAGAAAGCAAAGAAGTATAGAGCTGAACTAAATAAGTACAATAGAGATAAAGGTACTTATGGTAATGGTGATGGTAAAGATGCTTCACATAAAGGTGGTAAGATTGTAGGGTTCGAATCTGAAAAGAAAAATAGAGGTAGAGCTGAGAAAAGTAGATTGAAGAAAGAACATCATGGAGATGATTTTCCTAAAGAATTACTTAGTGGTTCATTAAGTGATATATTAGATAAATTATCAAAAATAGATAAAGAAGATTATAATGATGTTGAGGATATACTTAAAAAACATTTCAAAAATGATGAAGTAGTAGAGAATTTATTAGAAAAGTGTTGGAAGGGTTATAAGATACATCCTAAACGTAAGACAAAAAAACTATTTGGTAAAACATATCCAAATTGTGTAAAGAACGAAGATATTCCAGCTAAAAAAGTTGAACTAAAAGAATTCACAACATCTATATTAAATAACTTTGTTAAAAAATCAAAAGATTTAGATGATTTTATAAAAATTGTTACAGGAAAATACAAATCATTCAAAGGTAATGAAAAATTCTTAAACTTCTTAAACGGTTTCTACAAACTCGCAACAGAATCGGTAAACGAAGTTAAAAAATATAAAAAAGGTGATAAATTAAAAATCAAATTAAAGAACGGAAAACAATTTGATTTAACCTTTCATTCATACGGTAAACAAAAGGGAATGGCATTTGGAAATTTTGATGGAGATACAAAACCATTTTCATTAGATACTATAAAAGAACAAAAGTTAGATGAAAAACTAATCACATTCTCAAACAGAGCCGCCTATGGACAGGTAGTGTTTATGGCAGGTGGAGCTGGTAGTGGTAAAGGATTTGCAAAAGATAATTTCATAGATGCGGCAGGATTCAAAGTAAGAGATGTTGATGAGATGAAGAAAGCAGTTGGTAAGTTAGACCAACTAAAGAAATTTTCAATAGATAAGTGGTATAAGAAGTATGGTAAGAAATTATCAACAAAACCACCTAAAAAGAATCCTAAAGGAATGAGTGCAAAAGAACACATAGAAGAATTTGTATTAGGTAAAGGATTAACTATTTCAGATATCTCAAAAGATTTAAAGAATCCAATCAACGTAGCATCACTACATTATATCGTAGATGCTATGGGATTAAAAGATAAGTGGTTAATCGCAATGTTGAGTGGTAAAGAGAACAAAGAAACTTTACCAAATCTATTGTTTGATATTACCGCTAAGAAAGTATCATCAATCACAGATGTAATCAAACCATTAATCTCTACTGGATATGATTCTAAAAATATTCACCTTATTTGGGTACTAACTAATTATCAAATTGCTGTTGATAGAAACAAAAAGAGAGATAGAGTTGTACCAGATGATATTTTATTAGATACACATGAAGGTGCTGGTAAAACAGTATGGAGTGTTTTAACCAAAGTATTACCAAAAGGATTAAATGGTAGAATTGATGTTATTTTAAATAACTCAGAAAACACAATATACCACATACAACCAAGTATAAGAAAATCAGATGATGATGGTAAAAAATTTGGTATGAGTAAAGATTTAAAGGGTGAACCTAAGAAAGTAGGTGTTGTATCTAATTTCGTATCACTTCCAGTCAAAACGCAAGGTGGTGGTATTGTTCCTGAAAAAGTGTGGAAATCACAATTATATAGTTGGATTAGAAAGAACGCACCTGCAACACTTGATTTAGACCAAACCATTAATAAAAGTGAGAAATAACAATAGGGTAAAGTGAGAAATATTGTATTATTCTTAGTAATAGTAATTCTAAGTGGGTGTTCCTCACTACAATTCCAGTACAATACACTCAACACCACCGCTCAATTAGATTCAATCTATGGTGATGTTGAAATCATAGAATCAGAAACACAACTCAGACGTAAATTAGCCAGAGATTTCAGATTCAGATTAGATTTACAACGATATTGGAACTCACAACCATATGGTATTGTAGCTCAATATTATTGGAGTTTAGATAGAGGTTGGAGATATGGATTCAATAGCCCATATGAAATGTGGTCATCTTCTAATTGGTTTGATTATCCATTTGGGTATGGATATGGATATGGTTGGAAT